ACAAACTCATAGTCTTCACCAAAAGGTTTAAGACCCCACTCATTCATCAGCATATCATCCAGGATAACAAGAGCCCGCTTCATAATAATAGCTCCGGCACTCTGGTTGACAGTGTTCAGCGCACTGTACAGGGAAGGTACAAGCAGTACACGCCCGTCCAGTCCTTGTAAGTAGCCCTGTGCCTTCACCTTAGCTTCAATAGCTTTGGTCAGTCTCCCAAAAGCGGGCATGTTCTTGAGGAAGGCTTTCCTGGCTGTGCCTCCTGCTCGTGGTCCCTTACCAAGGACCGCACCAAGTTTAGTGTTCCCTGCCCCATAGATGAAAGCATAGAACCACGTCTTGGCATCGTCTCTTGAATTGATACCCAATGCTTTCATGTTGAGAGTATGGGCATCAGTTCCTTCATCCTTGGAACCATGAACTACAGCTTTGGCATAAGTCCCTCCATCATACCTAGCCAGATAGTGAGCCAAGCCCCTCAGCTCCAACCCACTTGCATCACAGCCCACCAGCTTGTAGCCATTAGGAACAGTGAAGCACTCTCTACACTCGTTACCATAAGGTGAGCGTCCAGAAGGAACCTGAGCCACATTAGGCTTACTGTGTGTCATCCTGAAAGTCCGCGCTCCCATCGTGTTTACATACCCATGGATACGGTTATCGAATGAGTTATAGGTATTCAACCAACCTTGGGATCTGTCACCTACCTGTCCAATACGCTTGTTGACCATGAAGTATTCAGCAAGGAGAGCAGCTTCTGGATACTGTGAAGCCAGCCCCTGTAGAACATCATCGTCAATGATAGGCGTACCTGCTTCAGTAAACTTATCCGGTTCCCAGTTATACTTGTTGTGCAACATCCGCACACAGTGAGCACGACTCCCAGGATTGAAAGGTACTTCCTTGATCTTACACATAGAAGCACCAGCAATGTATCCTTTCTTGGGGTTGGTCTTCTTAGGAGTGAAGACACCCCCACCATTCTTCACAAACAGTGTACCAAAAGAGTTCACTAGTGAACTTTCCAGCTCCTCTTTTCGTTCTAATAACTGGACGTGTAACCGTTGACACTTCTCTACATCAAACAAGAAACCATGATTCATCTGCCGTTCAATAATCTCTGCGGTCTTGTGCTCTAGTTCTACAGCGTCCCATGACACCACATTTTCACGACATTTAAGATAGAGCTTCAACAGTACCCGAACATCCTGTACACAATACTCGGTCATCTCAGGAGACCATTCAGCCCAGGCATCTTCCTTCTCTCCGTAGTCTCCCTTAAATTCACCGAGTCTGTAACCCCATGCTTTGAGACTATGAGAACCAATAAGCTTAGGTGGAAGATACCCCTTCTTATGACGGCTATAATCCTTTCCCTTCTCGTCTTGAAAAACAAGCCTTGAGTAGATCATAGTGTCTTCCACTCTCTTAGGATGAAAGACCTCTTTGGTGTACAGCTTAGTGAGACAAGGAGCATCAAAGCCAATACCATTATGAGCCACTATAGCATCAGCAGAGTTCAACAGTTCCAACCCTTCTTCAATACTCTTGTGCTCTGGATCATAGATATTGTAGTTACCTTCCAGGTCGGAGATAACCATGCAGTGTACCTTGGTGGCCTCTTCAAGAAGTCCGTCTGTTTCTATATCAAAGACAAGGATGTTGTCTCCTTTGCCATACTCTCCTTGGTGATTAAAAATCATCATTATCCACCGCCTTCATAAAAGGTTCCTGTCCTTTGACATAGAGCCTTCCTGTTTCTTCATTGTATATCAAAGTGTCAGCAGGTCCGGTCAGACCTACCCCACGGTTTTTAAGTACACGGAGCCTCGATTCATTCTTCCGTTCTTCCTCTTCAACCTGCTGGTCCCTCTCCATAGCTATAACCACGTCAGATAGCTGTTCCAAAGAGCCCGAACCTCGAAGGTCTGTAAGTGAAACTGTGCCACCTTCATTGAAGCTCTTTCGATTTCCAGCTGGCCTTTTGAGATGTACAATAGCCAGCACCCCTATCTTTGTTTCTTCAACCAGGGATCTGAGCTTGGTCATCAGTTTGTCAATCAGCTTACGCTCCCCTCCATCAGAGTGATCATCAAGACCAGATACAATGATGGAGATATGATCAAGCACCAGGAAATCAATACCCTCGGCTACAGCCATGAAGCGGATCTTACTGAGGAGTGTATCAATGTTCTGAGAACCCCAATGGTTGTAGAACACATAACTACCATTCCCTACAGTAGCATCATAAGCTTCCTTAAGCTTCTTGACATCAACCTTGTTACGCCCTCTTGAGAGTCTTGTATTCAGCCTGATTGACAGATACCGCTCAGCAGCTTCCTTCACAGATTCTTCAAGGGCCACGACACCTATCTTACATCCGTGTTCCTGGCCTAGATAGTATGCCAATTCGTTCACTAGTGTACTTTTTCCTATACCAGAACCAGCAGTGAATATGTAGAGCTTCTTCTTTGAGAGTCCATCGAGCATTGAAGAGAGCTTGGGATATGGTAGGTCAAAGCCTGGAGTGTGAGGTTTGATCAGCTCTTCCCACAGATCCTTCCCATTAACGATACCGTCAGGACGTATCTGCTTGGCCTCATAGATACGAGAAACCAGAGCAGCTTTACCCTTGGCTAGGTAGAGTTCATTGGCATCCTTGTAACCTCCAAAGGTCATACGCTTGACTTTGCCTACAGGAAGCAGGGTGACTACTTTCTCAACAGCTTCTTCCCCTGGTTCATCATCATCGAAGGCCAGGATGATCTCTTGAAAGGAAGAGATAAAGAGCATGTTAGCTTTGATAGCTTTCTCAGCAGACTGTGAACCGCTAGGAAGACTCACCACGGGCCAGTTATAGCACATGGCAATGGACATACAATCAATCTCCCCTTCCGTGATTACAAGCTTCTTACCTCCTTCAGCCCATAGACTCTGCCCAAAGAGTTCAAGGTTCTCTATCTTGGCTTGCCCTCTCCAAGCAAAAGACTTATCAGCAAAGCGCAGGTGCTGTGCCACTACCTTACCGTTGGAGTTATAGTCTGCCACATGACAAGGCTTTCCTTTGATCTGCCCTATATGATAGCGGAACTTGTGACATACGTCCTGACTGATTCCCCGTTTAGACAAAGGCATGAAACGTGAGGTAGGTATAAGAAACTTATTGAGTGTAGTGCGTGGAGCTTTGACTTCCTTACCTTCTTCACCACGAAAGTAGGTTTCACAGGCAAAACAAAAGGCTGTGCCATTACTATACACAGCCTTACCGTCACTAGAGCCACATTTCTCACAAGGTTCATGCCTTACAAAAGACCCTCCTGTAGCTCCCTGCACTCTCATAGTCCAAAGACCTTCCTATTAGTAGTGGGCTGCATTCTGTACACGGCATAGGTAGAGCCATGAAAAGACTGCCTCATCTCTGCCTCGATCATCCAGCCCTGTTCCCGAAGTCTAAAGATCACACCAGGAAGCCCTGTGATATTGAAGAGCTGTGAAGCTTGGAGTGTGGTCAGTGTGTTCCCTTGTTTGAGGTATTCAAGAACTACCTTGTTTCTGTTTTTCATAAGTTACCACTCCTAGACGTTTCAGTTTATCCAAGTAAGGGAGAGGGGGCTCATTGAACCACGCCGTAGGAATCACCTTATCTGCGTAGATAAACCCATTTTTGATACACCAGTCAGCATAGGAAGTAGGAGATTTTTTATAGAGCTTGGTCTGGGCATTGGAAAAGACAAAGCGTATATCTAATTCAGGATGCTGTTCTTTGATAAGCATGTGTTTCTTACGGTCATCAGAGTCAAAGATACCTTTAGTCTCAATGATGATCCCATTACTCCACAGCACCCAATCAGGAGTATAGGTACAAAGCCGTGCAGGTCGTACAAACTTGATCTTCACGGCCTCGTACCCATACTCTACTTTAGCTCTTTGCAGATACAAAGCTGTCTTATCTTCCAGACCGGATCTATGCTTCCGTTTGCGAGCGTCGAACCGATTACTGTATTTAACCATGATTAGAAGTCTGCATCTCCTTCTTCAACATTCTCATCTTCTTCAACATCCTCACTGCCATTACCAGCATCATCATCATAACCCTCGTATTCCTCAGCATCGAACCCGTCTTCAACAGTAGCAAAGTTACTTGTGGTATCTGAACCAAAGGCTTCCAGTACAACTACCTGCACCTTGTTCAACTTCAGTGAGAGGCCATAGGTAGGAACATTGTTGGTGATCTGAAGGTAGGGTGAAGGGTAGTATTCAATGACGATCTTAGAACCATTGCCCACCGGGATAGCTTTCTTGATCAGCTTCCCCTTAGCATCAAACAGGTTGACCTTGTTCTTGATAATCTTCCCACTCTTCTTGTCCTTGAATGTAGCAGCCTTCTTGAAGCGTACCGAGAGAGTACCCATGTCTTCCCCCTCGTCGTC